TGGGTGGCAAACATCCGAACCAGCGAAGTAACATACGCCTAAAGGAGAAACTAAAAATGGCTATACGGCATAATATCTCAGAAGGAGCAAGCCAATATGGTATCGCCTTTAATAATGCATACTACCGTATCGTAACGGCAAGTGTATCACGTCAACGTGGCACTGATCCTAAGTTTTCAGTGATGATTGATCTTAGCGCATATGCTACAAGCACACCTACAGATGATACTCGTGAGGTAGACTTCAAGCGGTATCACGCAGATTTAGATGCTGTTAATGCTTCAGGAGGAGATGCTTTCCTTGATAAGTGCTACTCTTGGGTAATGTCTCAGGATGACATGGCGGGATCAACGGCGGTATAAATTATGGCAATTACCACCATGAGCGAGGGGTAACTAAATGTTTGGCTTACACCCTATAGCGGCGGCTCCTTTTGCGGATGCGGGTGTAACTCAAGTTGTTTACGAGCTTACCGCTTCTGGCATTACGTCTGGCACTCCTAGCGTAGCCAACGCAACGCTCACGCAGGCGCATTCCCTTACAGCCGCCGCAATTACGGCTGGCTCGCCAAGTGTTGCTGCAACCGCAATCACACAAGTTATTGCTCTGTCAGCAACGGGAATTACGGCGGGTGCGCCTTCCGTAGATCAAGCGTCTATTTTAGTGGTCACTCCGATTGGCACAAACGGAATTACAACACAAGCGCCAGAGTTGGCTTCGACGCAAATTACCCAAGGCCACGTTCTTACCGCTTCCGACATCACCTCTGCCGCGCCTGTGGTCGATGATCTTACAATGTCGGAAGAGAAAACGCTTGCGGGTGATGATGTCACAACGGGCGCGCCCGTCATTGATAACGTGGTGTTCCTACAAGAGCATGTTCTGGCTGGCGATGAGGCCGTTTCTGGCGTTCCTGTCGCTGGTTCGCCAAACATTACTCAAACGCACGTTCTGACGCTTTCTGACATCACGGCTGGCGCTGTTGAAGTCCAAAGCCCAAGCATTAATCAGACGCACGTTATAACGCCGACAGGTGTTGAAGCGGGTGCGCCTGTGCTTGGCTCGCCAGTAATACTCTTTAAATATAGCTTTACGGCAAACGACTTAACGGGCGCTGCGCCTGTTACGGGTCAGCCTACGATCACTCAAGAGCATGTGCTTGGCGCTGATAATGTTCTGGCTGGTGTTATGGTCCTTGATGGGCTGGTCAAGTTTGTTTGGACGGAACAAACGGTTACAGCGGAAACTTGGACCGATCAAGCAACTGGCAGTGAGACTTGGACGGATCAAATGGTAAGTGCAGAAACATGGACGGAAGCTGCATAGTGTGATATTTTTCACAAAAGGAGTTTAAAATGACTATTACAATTTCTCTCCCGACCGTGGGTGCATCGACTGACACATGGGGCACCACGATCAATAGTGGTCTGCAAGCCATTGAAAGCACGTTAAACGGTAGTGGAACAGGTAAAGCTACAGTCGCTCCCGACCTATCCACTCTGACGATAAACGGTACAAATGTTACATCAACGGCTGCTGAGTTAAATCTTTTAGATGGGGTCACGGCAACCACGGCTGAGTTGAACTTGGTTGACGGTGCAACGGCTAACACGGTGGTCAACTCAAAGGCGGTTGTTTACGGGTCAGCGGGTCAAATAGCCAGCGGCGCGATTACATCAACAAGCTCTGTTACTGGAACCAGCTTTGAAATTGGAGACTGGAAGATATACGTTTCCGGCACAGATTTAAAATTCCAATACAACAGTGTTGATGTTTTTAAACTTTCAGCGACAGGAGAAGTGACAGCGGAAGGCGACATTACAGCGTTTGGAAGTGCATAATGACTACGACGACTTCTTTGGACAATTTTGGCCACGGTAATACGTCTGTTTCTCTAAGTGAGTTACGAACTTATTACGGGTTGACAGGTGCCGTTTCGTTGAACGGAAACTTAAACGGTGGCACAAATCCTGTCCCCGACAGCCTTCCCGCGGCAGGCGCTGAAACGTCTTTTTCAGACTATCGTAATGCCAATCGTATCTTAAAAAAGAAAGGCACCACCCAAACAATTACAAGCGGCACGTCATGGACACCCGCACAAAGCGGATGTGTGCAGTATAACGTATATGTTTTAGGCGGCGGCGGCTCTGGTGGTGGCTGTCATACAATCAGCACTAAAGAAAAAGTATCATCGGGGGGCGCTGCGGGGGGCGTAGCGTTTCGTCGATACAGTGTCGAAAACGATGGAATTACTTCCGCAACAATATCCATTGGCGCGGGGGGCGCAGGAGTAACTGTTACAGGCACTAACGACTTTATAATTACGGGTCGGAATGGCGGCACGACTACATTCAACCCAAATGGGACTGGCACAACCATTTCTGCAACCGGCGGCAGTAGGGGCTTCGCTAGTTATTTAGGAACGTCAGCGGGAGAAGCAGCAAGTAGCCCTTTAACAGCAGGCTGGGGGTATTGTGCCGCATCTTCTGGTGGTACGGGGTCAGGTGGTGAAAGTAATTATACGGGTGGCATTGGCACTGGCTTTAATATTGGCGGAAACGGTTCAGCGGTTTCTGGTGGAGGCTCTCCAAACTTAGGGTCTGGCGGAGTCAATGGAAACACCGTATCTCAGTCAGGTTTTGCGAGCACCGGTACAACCGGAGCACCCACAAAACCGTCTGAATGGGGGTCAGATGTTTCGGCAACATTTCGAGGTGGTGCAGGCGTCCAACACTCTAGCGGCGATGCTGGTAATTCCTATAGTGGAGCAAATTACGGCGCGGGGTCTGGTGGAACTTCTAGTGAAATTTATGCAAACGGCAATACTGACAATACTACCGGAGATGGCTCGCAAGGCGCAATCTTTGTAACTTATTACGAGATTAACACATGACGTATATACCCTTGGATATACCCGCTGGCTTCTACCGAAACGGCACCGACCTTGAACAATCAAACCGCTGGCGGGACGGCTCATTAGTTCGTTGGCGCGATGGCAGCTTGCGTCCCGTCAAAGGCTGGGTTTCAAGAAAAACTTCATACAGCACCAATACAATTCGGGGCATGCACGCTTGGGAGAGTTTAAACGGCTCTACTTATCTTGCCGGCGGTTCATATAATGAATTAAAGGCTATGCTTGGCAGTGGCACTCTGTACGACATTACGCCTTCTGATCTTAGCGCAGGAGTAGAGACTGCAAGCATTATTACTGGATATGGATATGGCGATTATGGCGCTGGCAATTATGGCGACGAGCGCGCAAACTACGGAAACTACTCAGAGGCGACTGTGTGGTCGTTAGACAACTTTGGCGAGTATTTGGTTGCTTGCTCTGCAAGAGTTGGTAGTTTGGGTGATGGACGTCTTCTTGAGTGGCAGCTTGGCTCTGCGTCAGATGCAGCGGCAATAACTAACGCGCCGATAGATTGCCTTGGTCTAGTTGTGACCGAAGAGCGTTTTTTGTTTGCTCTTGGCGGCAGGTTTCCGGCGGAAAGCAATGCAAACCCGCGCAAAGTGTACTGGTGCGACCAAGAGGACAATACGACGTGGACCGCGGCTACTACAAACCAAGCGGGCAGTCAGGAGCTCCAGACGAGCGGAATGATAATGCAGGGCTTACGGACGCGCGGCCAGACGTTAATCATTACAGACGTAGACGCCCACGTCGCTCGATATGTAGGTAGCCCATTTATCTTTGGGTTTGAAAGGGTAGGCACCGCGTGTGGAGCTATATCACGCAAAGCCGCAATTGATGTTGATATGGGCGTTTTTTGGATGGGCCAGCGAGGTTTTTTTGGATTTCAAGGAAACACGGTTCAACAACTACCGTGCGCCGTGCACGATTACGTCTTTGATGATCTTAACCGCGTTCAGCAAAGTCAAATATGGGCGTGGTCAAATGTTGAATATTCAGAAATTTGGTGGTTTTACCCGTCTTCAGACAGCCAACAAATAGACCGCTATGTGGCATACAACTATAACGATAATTATTGGATAACTGGAAACCTATCTAGAACGGCGGGCGTCCCTCGCGGCGTCTTTAAACACCCGCTTTTAATATCAACGAATAAAACTGTATACGAGCATGAAAAAGACGGAAGCCTTAGTTACGACGGGGCAGAGGTTTTTGCAGAAACAGGCCCAATATCCTTGGGTAACGGCGACCAGACAATGAACGTCATGCAACTTATACCGGACGAAAAAACGCAGGGTGAGGTTAGTTTAAAATTCAAGACTAGATTTTATCCAAACGGCACCGAAAGCACCCACGGGCCATATAGTCCGGCCAACCCCACTGGCGTGCGGTTTGCTGGCCGTCAATTTCGTATGCGCGTTGAGGGCGTTGAGGGTAAAGACTGGCGCGTGGGCAACATGCGTGTCGATGCGTTTCCAGCGGGTAAGAGATAATGCCTATACCAGCCCTGCCTCCAATTGGCCCTGACTTACGTCAATGGGGCAGACAGATTTCTTTGTACCTGCAAAGAAACTTAGCCAAGCTGGCTTTTAAAACGGCTGACGATAACCCCTCGGAAAACGGCGTAATCTTGTGGGACGATGTGAACGGGTATCCCGTTGTGTCAAAAAATAATGAGTTTGTGCAGATCGTCTTAGAAGACGGTCATTATGATGGAACTGTAAGTACGAGCCAAACTGCCGCCGCGGCTAATACGGCATATGCGTTAACTTTTTCTCCAGACGTTTCTGATGGAATAGCAAACGGAACCCCTGCGTCACGACTTGTTGTTGACGAGGCTGGCGAATACTTTGTATCATTTTCTGCACAAATCGTGTCATCTTCTGCCTCGACCGTCACATTTTGGTTCTGGCCCCGCGTTAATGGTGTAGATGTTTCGAAGGCAACCATGAAAAATTCGTTACACAATAATGGTGCGGTTTTTATTACATCACGTTCTGGATTATTTGAGCTCAGCGCAGGCGATTACATAGAAGCGATGTGGGCGGTTGATAGCACAGACGGTTCCTTGCAAACCGCTGCGGCTACCGCGTTTGCTCCCGCTGCGCCTGCCGCAACCATTTCAATCGTAAGGCTTCACGGATGACTGATAATGTTGTACAATTGAGAACAAAGCCACGGATCACTGTGCTGCCCGTTGTTGACGAACCTGAGAGGATGCTGGTAAAGGCATTGCCGTTACTGCTTCCCGCGATTGGGGTAAACGAGCGCAACGCCAGTAAAGAGGATATTGTTGGCGATATTATGAGTGGGTTGTCTTTACTTTGGACCGTCCACATGGAGGACACGCTGGTTGCCGCGTTCATAACGAGCGTCGTGAAGCACCCTCAAAGAAACACCTTACTGCTAGAATATGTAGGCGGCATGGACATGAAATTGTGGATTGAGGACGCGGTGCGTATCTTGAGGGAATTTGCAAAGGCTGGCAAGCTCAACGCGATTGAAGCGGACGGGCGTATTGGCTTTTCGAGGATCGCCAAGAAAGTAGGATTTAAAGAAATGTACAGACACTTCGAGGCGGAGGTTTAGAGATGGGTACGACAAAAACACAAAAATCGAAAATGGACCCGATCCAAGAAGAGTTTTTAACTCAAACACTTCTGCCGTTTGCCAAAGATATAGCGGGTCGCGATTTTACTCCATACACCGGAAGCCGAGTTGCAGGTTTGACGGGCTTGCAGCGTGCCGCACTTTCTGGTTATGGGGATTTAAGCCTTCCAAGCGAGCTTGGCGAGGCTGCAAATATTTATCGCGGCATGGCAACTCAAACGCCAGAGCAACGCGCCGCAG